ACTTAAAAGACATGAAACAATCTATTGCAAACCAATTTAATTTAGAACAAGAATCATGATAGTTCAAACACAAATAACCGAATACGATAATGATAACAACGCTTATCTTATCGACATAACAGCCGAATATTACGAATATGAAAAAGGCAGCCGCGATAGCTTTGGTGTACCTTTAGAACCTGATTACGGTGCTTATTTTGTTATTGAAGACATTATGATAAATGGTAAAAACCATTCGCTTAATGAAGTTGCATTGCTTTTAGATTATTCTGTTGACTATGTTAATGACATTATTCAGGAAGCATTGAGCGATAAAATAGAATCTGACTTATACTCTTATTATGACAACCAAATTGATAACTACTATGAAAACAATTATTATTAGTGCCTTAATTGGCATTTTATTCGGCTTAACAGCTGGTTTAACACTCGAAAAAATTTATCTTATGTTAGCACTTGCATTTATTGGCGGCACATGCATTGGAATCGGTTTAATATTGTTAATTGATAAAAAGAAATGATATGAAACAGACAGCATTAGAATGGTTAGCAAAACAAATACTTGTTGAAATTGAACTCTATACAGACGAACAAGGAAATTGGATTGACAATACAAGGATTGCGTATGTAAATGCATATAAAGATAGCGTTGACCTAAAAGCGTTTGTTGAACAAGCTTTAGAAATGGAAAAGCAGCAAATAATGGAAGCATATATGAAAGCGAAACTTGAACATATAACACCATTTGGATTTAATATAATTAAAAATAAAATTTGTATGGAAACTGAAAAATACTACAATGAAACCTACAAGCCCTCTACTTAGCGCTGGGTATGGAACGAAGATAATACAATTAGGTATTCCAAATCGTGTGTTGGCACTGTTAGCGTTCAGGGGATAATTCAAAAACGCATTTTAGTATTGACAGCTGGAAAGACAGCATTTTTTTAAACTTTTAAAATTAAATTATTATGAATAAATTACAAGAAGTTAGTGAAATTCCAGCTATCCAAGCTAGAGAACAATTAAAACTAAATAGAAATCAACTGCTGATGGAATACGAAATTGCTATTAGGTTTTTAAGCAGAGGTTGTGTAATAAGAGTAGGATGCAAAGAAATTGCATTTGAAGATACTGACAATGCTATGAATGAATTAATGGAATACGCAAAAGACCCATATAAAACGAGTGAGAAGTGGCATAAAATTTTAAATGAGGGTTAGTCAAAGTTAAGTCCTGTGGCGGAAGTAGACGCACTGAGGTCAAAGAATTTTGTACACAACTGAGGTATTGGAGGATATTGACTGTTGAACCAATACAATTACAGGTATCGAATCCTGTCAGGACTATTTTTTTAAACTTTAAACTACTAAACCATGCAAGAACTAACTATTGAAATGGCAATGGACATTGTAACCAAAACTTCATACATAGATTGCGTGAAATATTTTAGGCCAGACTGGACTGATGATGAATGTGAGTTTTATCTATGGGAACATACTTGTTATCCTTTTGGTCTTAAAGAAATAATTAAACAACTCAATAAGCAACTTAAAGACTAAACCATGAAAACAATACTTTTAATCTTAACAGTAATATTATTTACATCGGGAACATTCCCCGCGCTAAAAAAACAACCTGCACCAAAACACATAGATAGCTACATAAAACGCTTTTTAAAGACAGCGCAAAAGGAGGCAGAGCTTTTTAATATACCTGTTAGCATAACATTAGCGCAGGGCATTATAGAAAGCAATGCAGGGCGTTCAGCACTTAGCCGCAATCATAATAATCACTTTGGTATAAAACATAGCGGAAAGGGCAAATTTGCAGTTTACAAAGATGATACACCACGCGATAGATTCCAAGTCTATAAATCGCCGTGGTGGTCATATCGGGCGCATAGTAAGCTACTAACTTCAAAACGTTACAAACACCTTACACGGTTAAATAGATTAAATTATAAAGCATGGGCACACGGTTTAAAAAAGTGCGGATATGCAACCGAAAAAAAATATGCTGAAATACTAATTTCTGTAATAGAAAAATACGACCTTTGGCAATATGATTTTCCAATTTTTCCATGACAAAATTAAAGGCGATGAATGGTATGTAGTCGAACAGTTGCCAGGTGGTAATTATAAAGCTATCTGCACGCGTCAAACTAAAGTCTATAAATTAGGCTCAGTTAGAAACTTTTTTTTTGATGATAGCGAAATATGGACAAAAGGAAAATTAAAACCTAATAATCATTCTTTAACACTTAAAACAAAATACAATGGTAAACCGCGTAACGCTAATCGGTAGGGTTGGCAAAGAACCTGAACAAAAAACATTTGGCGAAAAGACATTAACAAAATTTAGCTTCGCAACTTCTGAAAGTAGCAAAGACAAAAACGGCGAATGGCAGGAAAAAACACAATGGCATCAAGTCAGCTATTGGAATAACATTACAATTGAAAAGGGCGATATGCTATTCATTGAAGGTAAGATTGAATATCGTGAGCATGAAGGCAAATATTATACTGATATCATCGCATCATATTGCAGAAAAATGAACACGGGCCAAAAAGCCACGCCCGTTGAAGTTGAAGTATTGCCAGTTAAAAATAATGATGCTGATTTGCCTTTTTAAAACTTGTAAATATAAAATTAAAATCTTATTTTTATTATAGTTTTAGTTTTCATTAGTCTTTGGTTTGGACCGCCTGTTTTTGAAGTTCAGGCGGTTTTTTTTAAAAGTAAGATATGTATTTAACATTTGAACAGGCATTTAACATGATTAAGCCAAACGGCGCTAAGAATGCCAATTATTCAGCAACGAGAATCAGACAGCTTATAAATTTAGGTCATTTAATTGAAGCTAAACCTGAAATATTTGTCGATGATAATAGCATATTTGTAAGTTTAGGCTACATTAAAACCGAAGGCTTAGTAACTGAAGAATCAGTTAAAAGATATATTTTTGAGCGCAAAGAACTTAAAAACAAGTTAGGTAAGATTCCTAAAAAGAACCGCGAAGTTAAGGCATATTTTGAAGATGACAGCTATAGTAATTTTATGTCAATAGATGCTGCATGTTTATTTTTTGGCATATCAAGGGATAAGATAATGCGCAGTATTGAAAAGAAAAAATTTATTAAGGTTAAGAATGAATTGATAAAGTTTGTATAGTCCTGTGGCGGAATTGGAACTACAAAAATTAAACACATGAAACACATTGCAGCAATATCGCAAATAATAGTATATTTTCTTATTAGCTATTTTTTCACATGGCAGTTATCGCTTTTGATATTTTTAGCCATATTTTTTAACAACTTAGAACAAAAAACACATGTTAAACGAATTAGCAAAAAGTATCCACGAAGGTAACACAGCACGTGGATTTTGGGAAGATGAACGCAAATTAACCGAAGTTGTAATGCTTACAGTTTGCGAATTAGCCGAAGCAATAGAAGCAGACCGCGCTGGTAAATGGTGTACCGAACACGATATTTTACAATATAAAAATATAAGCACACCCGAACGCTTTAAGGAAAACATTAAAGATACCGTTCAAGATGAAATAGCCGATGCAATTATAAGGCTTTTGGATTTTAGTCATAAATTCAATATTGACTTAGATTTTCATATCAAGGCTAAATTAGATTATAATGCTACAAGACCGCACAAACATGGCAAATCTTACTGATAGTATTGTTGAATCGGTTGTACAGAAATTTAAACAACGTTCTGAAATAGGAATAAAAAAATACGGTAAAACACTTGACAGAAATGATTTAAACTTTATTGAATGGGTTAATCATTTACAAGAAGAACTTATGGATGCTATTCTTTATGCTGAAAAATTAAAACAAGATGCTAAAACTAAATTCTAATTCTTTAGCCGTTGTAAGGCTACAAATGCAATTAAGACAGCTTGACTTCTGCAAAGGTTTAATTGATGGGTTTTTTGATGAAACCTTGCGCAACGCTGTTATTGAATTTCAAAAAAAATATCAGTTAGTTCCCGATGGCATTGCAGGACCTAAAACGCTAACTGTTGCAAATACAGTTTGCGCTAATGGATTCCATACTTTGTTTTTGCATTGTTCTGCGGGTCCTGAATTTCGCGATGCAAAAGCTGAACAAATAATAGCTATGCACACTTTGCCCGTTTCAAAAGGCGGCCGCGGATGGTCAAAGCCTGGCTATGCAGATGTCATTGAAACAAGTGGCAAACTCGTAAACATTTGGAAATACAATGAAGATAATTTAATTAACGAATGGGAACAAACATGGGGCGTATTAGGCACTACATTACTAAATAGAAATGCACGCCACGTTTGCTATATCGGTGGCATGACAGCTGACATGCGAATGCCAAAAGATACGCGCACGCCGGGTCAATTATTGACCATGTATAATTACATTCATGATATTGTAAAGCAGAATCCTAAAATTATTATTGCAGGGCATAACCAAGTGCAAAATAAAGCATGTCCAAGTTTTGACGTGCCTAAATATTTAGAATCAATAAATATACCTACTTATAATATCGGCCATTGGTCAAGCAAACTTAAAATATGACACATACAGAGCGACATAGATTAACAAGGCTGTTAAATTATAACAAAGGCTTTCAGGATGCTTTATTATGGATTCAAAACGACCAGCCTTATGATGAAGAAATAGAACTAAAATTAGACATTATATTACATAAAATTGAACAAATCGAAAACAGACTAAAGAATGACAAATGAAGAAAAAAAAGCGGCACTAATTGCAAAAGTTGGTGAGCAAAAAGTAAACGAATTGACGCAAAACATTTGGTTGTTATTAGGTGCGTTAAGAACTGCGAAATATGCTATTGCACAGTTTGAACCAAACAAGCTAAAATTTGAAATGAAAAAGCGTTTTTTAGATTTGCATACAGCTATAAACCTATTTGTTAATACGTTTGAAAAAGCTGCAAATCCTGAAGAACGCGAACTATTAAATACTACTTCTTATGAAAACGTTGGCGCTGTTGCTGAATTGATAGCTATGGCGATAACGTTACCTGAATCGCAGATTGAATGGTATTTAGATGAGTGCAAAAAACTTACTTATGTAGCTTTTAATAGGTCACAGGATGAACTGCGTAGTTGAATCAGTTAGTAAGTTATTTAATATTGATGTAAATAAGTTTCCTGAACGCGAAGTAGGTTATGCAATGTGCGATATTCAGCGAATGATACCTTTGGAATATTCTGTTTGGATTGTTTACGCTAATCACACTAAATGTATAAACTTTGACTTATTAAAGCAATTGCCTAAATCCGAAAATTATATTCCTTTATTTTTGTTTAAATCAATTATGTCAAGCCGATATAATTTGCATTGTGAATTTGCTTTATATGACCGTAATACAGTCAATATAGACGGCAAAGAATATGACGCGGATGAATACTTTAAACAGAACAAAATAATTCAAGTGGCGGCAATTATTCAATATGACACACATAAAATACTAAGTATCCTAAAATGAAAAATTTACCGACATTTGAAGAAACTTTTGAACGGCAATTATTTGAAGCTGGCGAAAACAAAAAGTTTTATAATAACGGCTACATAATAGTAAATGAATTATGGCTTAGAAACTTCCACAAGTTAGCACAAACAGAAAAACCGCTGCCTAAAAAAGACAGCGGCCACACATGAAAACACAAAAGAGCAAAACAGTAATTTATTCGCCTGCAGGTTTATCACTTGCAGGTTTTTTTAGCATATCTTTAGGATTCGGAATAAAGCCTTTAAAGTAACCGATAATGTCTACGCCTGTTGTTTGTGAAACGTTTTCGAAAATTGATTTTAGCTCAATGCCACAAACAAACATAGCAACGTAATAAGATAAGGTAAATTCAAGGTCTAACATCCAAGTAAAAACTTGACTACTTATAATGGCTAAACAATAGTCATTCATTTTATTTATTGTACGTCTAAAACCGCGCGACTGTATTTTTTCGCCAAGTGCTTTTGCTTTGCGAACGCCTGTTAAAAAATCTACTAATAACAAAAATGATAGGCAAATGATAAGAGGCTTTAAAATAAAAAGTTGCTGTTTAATTTCGGGCAATACTTTCATAAAAAAGTTAAGCGAATCAGATGCAATGCGTAACGAATCGGCGGTAATAGTCAGGGAATCCATTATGAGATTTTAATATAACGTGAAATAATAACCGCTGTTGGTGTACCTATGAAGATATACCACCACGGCAGGGGAACAAATATAATAAAGAATGTAAATGTAAATAGTGAAACCCATGTACCAAAGCAAATAGGGCAGGCGCCAAGCATTGACCACTGGTTATTTTTCATATTGTTTTCGACATCATTATAAACGTGTTCAACTTGCTGCAAATAGTCTTTGTAAATACTATCGGCTTGTTCAGCTGTTTTATTTTGTAGTTGACCGTTTAATTGAATATCACGTTTTATTTTCCACGCGTTATATTTTGCCCATACGCGTTTTTTTTCTTTGTCTTCGAAGTCTAAGTAACGTTTAGATATAAACTTGCCATAAGCCGAAAATATACGGCCTGTATAGTATTCGCCCTGCACAGGTGAACCGATGCAATAATGCAAAAACTTAATTATGCAGGCTGCAAAAATAGATAGTGTTATTAGTGATAGCATTAGACAATTGTTGCGTTATAACCTAATTCAGTAAATACTGTTTGCATGTACAAAAGTGCAACTTCTAAAGATTGTGTTTCTGTTTCCAAAATTACAAAGTTGTAAGTCATATTTTGTATGTCAGTTGCAATTTCTTTGCCTGCCAAAAACGCTG